CGGCCCCGTACTTCGAGGCCATCACCATCGCCAGATTGACGGTCACCCCGCGCTCGACGTCCTCGGGGATCGGGCACGTATCGTTGACGCGGTCCTGATAGATCCACCCGAGGTTGTTGATGGCGCCCTCGCCCCACCCGGCCATCATGCCGTTCAGCCGCTTCAGGCCGTCACGGCCCTGCTCGGCCGACGCGGTGTCGACCTCGGACAGGACGTTGATCTCACGGAGCGCGTCCGTGATGATTTCCAGATTCGTTACGCTCATGGGGTGCTCCAACCAGACCCACGAGCAGTATAAATCAGTCCTTCAGGGCCTGCAGCACTACGTGAGCCTGCGTTTCCGCCTCGTCGGCCCCGATCCCGAGCCAGTAACCCTTCAGGAACCGCCTGTAGTCGCCGTAGCCGGGCTTACCGACGTTCTCGTAGTACTCCTCGGTCAGGAACGCGAACACGTTCACCGGGAGCGCTCGGCGGTGGTCCGGGACGCCCCACTGCGCGTCACAGTCCCACATTGGGACCGAGATCATCATGTACCCGCCCGGCTTCAGGATCCGGTGGAACTCGTTGAACTGCCCGAAGAAGAACTCCCCGTCCCCCTGCGTCCCGCAGTGCTCGAGGACCTCGTACGCGTGGATCTCGTCGAAGCTGTTGTCGGCCCACGGGTAAGGGAATACGTTCAGGTCGTGTACCGTGTCAGGGGACAGGCTCTCGTCCACGTCGTGGAGGTGGAGCCGGTCGCCCTTGAAGTGCGTCGCCGGCGAGCCCCGGCCGTGGTTCCCGGCGTTGAAGGTGATCCGCTTGTCGTGCGAGTTACCACACCCGAGGAGTAGCACGTCGCGCGGCTCGTAGTCCGGCGGCAGGATGTTCTCTTTCTTCATTTACGTCGTCCCATGCGGCGCTTGCCGTCCTGTTGTTTACGCTCTTCGACCTTCGATGACAGCCAGTGCAGGTAGTTGCACTCGTACCCGCCGTGCGTGAAGTCGAGGTCGGGCCATACCCAGATCGGTTCCTCGAAGATGCCCTCCTCGTACAGCTCCATGTACCGGTCGCACCACCAAAAGTCCTCGCCCATGAACCGGCCGCCCTCGTCGAACCCGGTCGAGAACATCCACGCGACGGGCTCCTTGACCTCCGGGAGCTTGACCTTCTTCGCCCGCTCGGTCATGACCTCCAGCACCCGGCGCTCGATGCACAGGAACCCGGTCGGGACCCGCTCGCACCGAAGCCAGCCGCCATTCATCCACAGCTTGTCTGTGGATCCCGGGAGCGGCGTCCACTTGCACGGGTAGTCCTCGACCGGTTGCCGGCGCCGGTACACGCCTGCGGTCACCGGGAGCCCTGAGCGGACCAGACCGGCGAGACCTCGGCCCTCGAACTTGAGGTCGGCGTCGATGAACATCAGGTGCGTAAAGTCCTTGAGGTGCTCGTCGTGGAGGAACTGATGCACGAACAGGTTCCGGGCCATCTCGATGAAGGCCCCGTTACCCATCACGGAGCACGAGACCTCGATCATGGACGTCGTCGCGATCTGGCCAGCCATCAGCATGCTGGCGGCGTAGTCGGTGTCTACCTTCCCGTCGTACGCCGGCGTGCAGACGTGGACCCGCATGAGGTCGGTCTTGTTGACCTTCGACTCGAAGTTCGGGTCCTCTTCGTGCTGGATGTTCGCGTCACTCACTGGCGTCCTCCCAGTCCTTCTCGAGGATGGCGATCAGGCGCCGCTTGTGCCGGGCGCGTTCCTTCTCGAGCGCCTCGAGGCCTTCCCGGGTCCGGGCCTTCAGGAGGACCGCCTGCGGGATCCCCTTGACGTACTTCCGGACGATCTCCGTGATGTTCGGGCGCGGCTGCGTCTGCCGGTTGCTAGTGCTGCTATACATGTTGCTCTCCGGTGATAGATGCTGGCGAGTATATCAAAGCCGCCCATAAAAAAGGGCCACCCGGAGGTGACCCTTCTCGTGCTGCTCTTGTGGCAGCTATCAGACCAGATCGGTCTCGTACATGTGACGCGAGGCCAGCTCGGGGTAGAGCGTCTCGAAGCCCCACAGGATGTCGATACGGCACGGGAACTTGTCGTTCGTGATGTCGTACTGACGCGCGATGCGGAGCGAGAGCCCGTCCTGCACGGCCCGGGCGCCCCATGCGCCGTAGCGCGAGACGTCCTCGAGGTCGGCGGTCGCCATTACGAACGCATCCTTGTGGAAGAAGATGTCGTTCTGGAACTGGCTGTTGACCGCACCGATCAGGGAGACCGTGAGGCCATCCGTGTCGGATACGCCGGACAGGACGCAGTTCTGGAAGGCGTTGCCGCTGCCGTAGATCAGACCCGGCTTGACCGTTACCGTGTAGCTCGTCGCGGCGGTCGTCAGGGTGACGTCCGACTGTACGACGAACCGGCGGAGGCGGCCCGTGTTGGTCCGAAGCTCCGGATGGGCCTCGTAGACACCCGACAGCGTGATGATGTCGCCGGCCTTGAGCGTGGTGCCCGAGGTGGCGCCGTCGATCTGCAGGGCGGACTGGGAGACCCACGCGTTCGCGGTCGTGCCGGTGCCGAGGGCGGTCCCGTTCGTGACCGGGGAGCCAGCCAGCGTGCCCGTGGTGTGCGACGGGGTGAGCGTGTTCTCGTAAACGTCGAACCCGCCCGTGCGGCCCATCATGCCCTCACGGTACTGCTTGCTGATCTCGCCAGAGTCCTGAAACAGGCCCTTCACGGCGTCACCGAACTCGACGATAGAGTCGGGGTTCAGGATCGCAAAACGGTTGTCAGTCGGGGCAAGCTCACGGGTGAGGTTGGAGCCGTTCTGGCGGAACCGCTTGTAGGTCATGAGACCGTTCGTGCTGGCGTTCGTGTAGTTGAAGGTCCGGTTCTTCGCGATGGTCATCGCGTCGCCTTCGACCCGGGCAGCGAGCTGCGAGAGTGCGGGGGCGAGCACGCGTTCGCTGAAGTCATCCAGCTCCATCGTGAGTTCCACGGACGTGAAGTTGACGTCGACACCGTACTGGGATGCAACTACCAGCGGGGTCGAGCGTTCTACGTGATCCTCGGCGGACAGCGTCGCTCCCGTGCGAACCTCGTACTTCGCCGGCATACGGATATCAAGCTGCGCACCGATCTTCGCGCCCGTCTGGGCGAATCGATCGTCGTACTGCTTGTTCACGTTGCCGCAGAAGTTGAGCTTCTGATGCAGGATGCGAGCGGCCTCACGCGTGATCATCTGGGGCGTAAGGATAGCGTTTGCCATCTAATTTACCTCTGTCGACGTTTAGCGAGTTCCTTGTTACGTCGGCGGATCCACTCTTCGTCCGAGAGCTGGTCGCTCTTCGGGTCCGACGGCTTGATGGCACTCAGGCCAGTCTCAGCGCCGGCCGAAGGGGCAAGCTCCTCGGGCGGTGGCGGGGCGTTAGATGACTCTTCAGCCTTGGGGGGCCGCTGCTTCCCTTTTGCGAGGGTCGCGGCGAGCGTCTTGATGGCACCGGCCTGAGCGATGTCAGGTAGCTTCGCAATGCGCGCGGCACGCTCCGGGTCCTTGCCGAGTGCGTACAGAACCTCCGGGCCGTTCTCTGCGCTCCTGATGGCCTGAGCCATCGTCTGCGAGACCGGCAGCGTCGGGTCGTACGCTACCTCGTAGAAGTCGTCGTGCTGGATCGCATACGACTCCTCGACTTGAGCGTAATCCACTGGCGGCGGCTGATCGCCGGCGACGTTCCCTTCGGCCTGCTGCTGCTGCTGCAGACCGTCGAGCTGGGTCGCTTTCCTCCCGAGGTCGATGAGGTACTTCGCGTACCCCGCCTGATCCCCTTTGAAGTCATCCAGCGTGCGCGGATTGTCCAGCTCAGACTGCAGCGACTGTATCGTCGACTGGGTCCGCTCCTGTTCAATCTGCTGCAGACGGCGCTTCAGTTCCCTGTTCTCGAAGGCCATCTTCGCCAACTTGGGGTCCGGTTTCCCTTCCCCATCCGCTGACTGCTCTTTGCCGGCTGGTCCCGACGCGTCCGATTCGCTTCCCGGTCCTGACCCGTCGCCCTCCGGCTTCGAGTCCATCACGTTCTGCTGGTCTTCAGCTACATCCAGTGCATCCGCGTTTTCCGCCTGCGGTGCGGCGTCGCTCTGTTCGCTCATGCAACCCTCGCGAGTGAGGTATCAGCTACTGCCGGGCTGTTCCGGGGTCGTCCTGACCGTCCCATCTTCATCTCTCTCGAGATTGATGGTCCTCTTCGTCCCGTCATTGAAGACGAGATCGGCCACCATCTTACCATCCACGTTACGGATCTGGCTAGACTCCAGTTCGCGCTCCGCCGTGGCGGCCGTCCGGGCGAGCGCGGAGTCGACGTCGGCCATGAACCGGGCCAGCGTGAGGTCGATCGATGCGACCGCCTCCCGGAGCCCCTCGACGTCGGTGTCGCCACCGGACGCGGCCTTCGCGATCTCCTCCTGAAACTCGGCCTCTTCCCGCCGGAGCCGCTCGATGGCGATCTCGACGTCCTTCCGGGCCAGCTCGGCCTGATGCTTGTCCTGCCCGGCCTTCTCCTTCTCCTCCATCAGCTCCGCCATAGCGGCCTGTACGAGCTGACCCTGCTGCTGGACCTCCTGAGCCCGCTGCTCGACCATCTGCATCGCCTGCTGGACCTCCGGGGGCATCTCCTCGTCCGCGTTGAGGGACTGCTGGATCTGCGGCGGGAGGAGGAACCGGAACCGCTCCGCGATGTCGTCCGCGTACGGGAGGTCCATCGACTTGAAGATCAGGTCGCCGGCGACACCCATCAGGTCCGGGTACCGGTTGACCAGCTCCCCGTACATCTCCGCGGCCTCCTGCCGGAGCGTCTGGAAGTTCGGGCCGATGTCGACCGTCACGTCGTACTTCCCGACCTTGAGGTCGTTGATGCGCTCCTCGTTGCCGTCAGGGGTCACCACGACGTCGTTCAGTGTCTTGTAGGCCTCAGCCCCGTCCGAGCCCAGTATCCGGACCTCGCGCTTCGTGTCGTACAGCTCGGGGATGATCCCGAGGAGGATCTCGTAGGTCCGCTGGACACCCTTCGCCATGTTGTCCGCGAAGTTGAAGGTCGAGATCTCGCCCTGCTGCTGGCGTGCGTAGATCGCCCGGCCGGAGGTCTCGTTGGACCGGTTCCCGACCGAGGCGTCGAAGATCCCGGTCACGGCCTTGATCTCGTCCGAGGCCATCTGCGACTCGTGCATCAGCGCTGCCGGGATCTCCGGGCCGCCCATCCGCTGCGGCGGTCCGGGCATCGTCTGGTCCGGATTGAAGAGCAGGAACGGGTAGTTCTTCTTGTGCGCGTCCATCCACTTCGAGGTGTTCCCCTCGGCCTGCTTCGTGGTCGCCCACCAAAACGCCTTCGGGGCCTGCGCGATCGTCTCGCTGATCGCTGTCCGGGCCACGTTGTAGGACCGCTGGGCGTCCTTCGCGAACCGGGTCAGGCCCCACCAATACGGCCGGCCGTCGATCCACGCGTACTCGCCGTAGACCATCACGAACGGGAAGTTCGGTCCCGGGAACCGCTGAGGCTCTGTCAGGAGCCGCTCACCGGACGCGATCACGCTGTAGATCTCGTTCACCTGCATCTCACGCTGGCGGATGATCTGGGCCCCGGCCGCGATTGCGGCCTGCCCGTCGTCTGACTCGAGGTCGACCGTCCGCATGGGGCCGGGCTCACCGGTCTCCATGTCAGGCGGGAGCTGGATCTCGGCGATCTGCTTCATGACCGGTTTCTTGTACCAGTACTCACAGACCCGGACCGTGTCCTCGTCGTACCACTCCTCGTCGTCGAACTCGTGCTCGCCGGCGGTGAAGT